TCGATAGTAATTATTTTCTACGAAATGGGAATTATCTAGAAAACATACTTTACAAAGTGGCGATATTTGTTTAATCTGAAACCAATGATGGAGTAGTGCAGTCATTCGATAGCCCTGAGTTAATAGCTCGGGGCTTTTTGCATTTGCACAACAGGTAAGAGCATTGAGAACCGCCGAGACTGCCACGAAAGTCGTAAGTCCGTGCAAACGTCATGCAGTGCTCTTTCCGTTGTGGTGAATGCGCAGGCTGATGCGCTAGAGACGGCACCCCCTTAATGAGGACTGCGCTATCTCTGGAGAAAAGTCTTGGGGCACACGATGCCAGAGAAAGCTGGAGTTCAGCGCCAGCCATCACACACCTAACCTGCTACCTCAGGCAATCGGTCGAAAGACGCCGGATAAACGTAACCGGCCTTAATCGCACGACCTTTCTGAAAGCGTCCTATCACCAATCACCAGAACACATCCAGATACCCTTGCACATTCGTGGCGACGGGGTAGGACGTTTTACATAAATGAAAAACCCAGCACTATGGCTGGGCTTCGTGAAGATGGGTGGCAAGAGACTGCTCGAACAGCCTCTTGCCTGATTTGCTCATGCCTTTAGTCACGAACAAACCACGTTACCGCAAAATGTATCCTGGATTTGTTCACTCAACAACCACGTTAAATCCTATTTTGAACAGATCCCCGCATCAGGGGGTGGAAATGCACAAGATGCCATATAAAAGCGATCCGAACCTCTGGTCGATCCTCATCGCTTTCGGCATGACCCTAGTCGGCGCAATAGCCAGTTACTCCTTCAAAGTCCTCAACGGTGAAGCGTTCAGTTGGAGGACTATGTGCCTACAGCTCATCGTGTCGATATTTGCGGGCCTCCTCATGATTATGATCGCTATTCACTATGGCTGGCCTCAAGAGGTCACCGGAGGTGTGTGCGGCATGGCGGGGTGGTCAGGTTCTTCCCTAATTAAAGCCCTTGAAGGTAGATTCCTGAACAAGGCGTCTGGAGTTGTCGATGAAGATAAGCAGTAATCTGCAAGCATTCCTCGACATGCTTGCCTGGTCTGAAGGTACTAGCCGGATCAAAGGTAGTGATAATGGCTACAACGTTATCGTAGGGGGCGAATTATTTACCGGATACGCCGACCATCCTCGCAAACTGGTTACGCTGCCAAATCTCGGAATCAAATCTACAGCTGCAGGCCGATACCAGTTGCTTTCGCGTTACTACGATGCATACAAGAAGCAGCTAGGCCTAAAGGACTTCTCTCCTGGCAGTCAAGATGCAATCGCCATCCAGCAGATAAAAGAGCGCAAGGCTTTGCCTGACATTGAGTCTGGAGACATTAAATCAGCAATTACAAAGTGCTCTAACATTTGGGCGTCGCTTCCAGGTGCAGGTTATGGTCAGCATGAACATAAAGTTGATGAGCTGATAAATAAGTACATCTCATATGGAGGTGCGCTTAAGTGAATATGACCATCATTAAAAACCTAATCCCATTTGTTTTCGCTGCAATTATCATCGGCTTTATCGTGAAGCTTGGAGCTGATAACCGTCAGTTGCGCATCAGTAACGCCTCCCTGACAGCAGAGTCAAAGCAACTCAACGTCAAGAATAACGATTTGGCTACAACCCTGCAGAACCTGACCGATGCTGTCACCGACATGAACAAGTTGGTAGATAAAGAAGCAAAGCGCCGGGCAGCGGCTGAAATGAAATCACAGAAATTGCAGGAAGAGGTGAAAGATGCGCTTAAAGACAACAAGTGCTCTATCGAGCTTATTCCTGATTCTGTCATTGAGCAGTTGCGCAGACAGGCAGACTCAATACGAAGTGGTAAAGACACCGAAGGTTCCAATTCCGGCAAACCTTCTCGCTGATTGCTTCATCCCCGCCATAAAAACAGACATGACATTCGGCGACAGCGTACAACTCAACGTTGCGCTTCTTGATGCTATTGATGCGTGTAACGGACAGGTGAGAACCATTCGTGAAATAGAATCCTCCCGACAAGGACAGATTGCTCAACCCCAATAAGGTGGTGGTCACAATCTTGCTGACGGGTAAGCCGTAAGTAACCAATCACTACTGAGAAGCAGGGAAACCGTTGCGCTAAGGAGAGAGTATGTCGCTTTATCCATTTGGTAGTGTGCCGGGGCCTCAAGGCGTACCAGGTCCGGCGTCATCAACAAGGCAGAAATCAGAATGCTACTTTTCAGGACTCAGCCTGGTAATCCCAACAACACCAACCAATCTGATTAACCTGATTAAAGCTCTCTCGCATACAGGCAACCTGTCTCCGTTCTTCAACACGACAACAAACAAGTTCAACGTCTTCAACGTGAATGCCACCTGTACGTTCAAGGTGAACGTTATTGGCGCATGGAGCGGATCCTCTACCAACCGCAGCATGACCATCGACTTCCCACAGACGAACGGCAACACGCTGAGTAAAACGCGTGATGCTCAGGTAACGGTGGATGCGTTGTCATTCCCGACATTCTTTAGCGTAGACAAAGACGGCAACCTGGCGACTAACGGCAGTGACATCACAATCGTATCGAACGGCGCGACATTCACTGCCACAGCGATTCTTCTCGTAGCTGAACAGATGGTTCCTAACCCTTAAGGTAAAACATGCAATTACTAAACGTACCCGCACCTAAAGGCGTGTGGACTCAGGTCTATGATGGGACCGCAGAAGCAACTATCTCTATTTCCGGTACTGAGGCTTATATCTGCCAGTCAACATCTGCACCGGGAAATCTGATTGGCCTCCCATTCAGCGGATCTTCTTTGACTCAGTACATTTATCACGCCTCTTCTGGCACCCCTGTATACGTCAAGCCACTTAACGCTGACGCAATCATTATCGTTAACGCATAGGTGAAATCATGCCAGCAATCGTAGTCGCTCAGTCGGGCGAAGCAGTAAGCGTAGCAAAAGCATCAGAAACCCCAGTGGCAGCAACTACCTCCACTGCAGGAACAGTTAAGCAGATGACATTCACTGCTCAGTTAACAGCAGCGCCTACTCAGGCCGATTTCAACTCACTGCTGACCAAGCTGATCGCCGCAGGTCACATGGCATCAAGCTGAGGTGAGAAATGGCGAAAATTAATAAATTCCTGATTTCAGTTCACCAGGATGGCTTCAGTTGGGAAAACTTTGAGTCGAAGGTTGATCCGGTGATTAAAGATGGGTTTCTGACAGTGAAGCTCACAAATGGCATACGCAGCTATAACCTGCAGAAGGTCAATCAGTACACAGTCCAATACGAAACTGAAGAGTAATTAATATGGCAACTCCGGATTGGGAGGCCATCGAGTCGGCTTACCGTGCCGGGGTGTTGAGCCTCAGAGAGATAGCATCGCAGCATGGCATAAGTGAAGGTGCCATACGTAAGCGTGCAAAGAGAGATGACTGGTCAAGAGACATCTCTGCAAAAGTCAAAGAAAGAGCAGATGATCTGGTACGCAAGGCAGAGGTACGCAAGCAGGTACGCGCTGAATCAGCGCTCTCTGAACGCGTACTGATAGAGTCAACTGCCGAAGCTATTGCCAATGTCAGGATGGAACATCGCGGAGATATCAGAAGGGCAAGAGAGTTAGCAAATCTGCTGTTTGAAGAGCTGTCTGTCGATTGTACTGATATTGAGATGATGAAAAAGCTTGGCGAGTTTATGTTCGACCCTGATGAGAAGACGGGTCGTGACAAGCTTAATGAGATTTACCAAAAGACAATCAGTCTGCCTTCACGTGTCAAATCCATGAAAGACCTTAGCGACACCCTCAAGACATTAATCGGCCTTGAGCGTGAGGCTTACAGCATCAAAGAGGATGAGCCTTCAAGCGTCAACAAAGGAACCAGCCTCAATGACTTCTACAACACCAACTCTTAACCCGGTATTGAGAGACTTCTGGACTACGCAATCACGAAACAAGATTTTGTACGGTGGCCGGGCAAGCTCTAAGTCATGGGATGCAGCAGGTTTTGCCATCTATCTGGCAAACAATTACAAGCTGCGATTCCTTTGTGCTCGTCAGATACAAAACAAGATCGCCGAGTCGGTCTACGCGCTGCTTAAGATTCAGATTGAGCGATTTGGCCTGCAGTCCCGTTTCCGCGTGCTGAAGGACAAGATAGTCAATCGCGTTACCGGAACGGAGTTCATCTTCTACGGGCTGAAGAACAGCGTTGATGAGATTAAGTCGCTTGAGAGTATCGACGTGCTCTGGCTGGAAGAGGCTCACGCACTGACTGAAGATCAATGGGAGATACTGGAGCCAACTATTCGTAAAGAAGGCTCTGAGTGCTGGTTTATCTTCAACCCCAACCTCTACACCGATTTCGTGTATCAGAACTTCATCGTAAACCCGCCGCCGAGAACGCTGGTTCGCAAAATTAACTTTGATGAGAATCCTTTCTTATCGAAGACCATGCTTGAAGTCATTGACGCGGCAAAAGAGCGAGACGAAGAGGCATTTGAGCATGTCTATCTTGGTGTGCCACGTTCCGATGATGATGCGACGGTAATTAAACGCTCCTGGATAGAGGCATCAATCGATGCACACATAAAGCTTGGGTTCGAGCCAGAAGGCATGAAACGCATCGGGTTCGACGTTGCTGATGATGGTGAGGATAAGTGCGCAATGGTGTACGCGCATGGCTCTGTGGCGTTCTGGTGCGATGAATGGTCAGCAAAAGAGGATGAGCTAAGCAAGTCATGCTCGCGCGTGTATGGCGAAGCGCTTAAGCGTGATGCTCACATTACCTATGACTCCATTGGCGTAGGCGCCTTTGCGGGCAGCAAGTTTGGCGAGATTAACGCAGAGCGTAAAACCAGAATCCAGTATGCGAAGTTCAACGCTGGCGATTCAGTGCATAACCCTGAAAAGCTCTACGTTGAGAAGATAACCAACAAGGATTACTTCTCGAACATCAAAGCTCAGTCCTGGTGGAGTCTTGCCGACCGGTTCAGAAACACATTCAACGCCATTAAGCGCGGTGAGCCATTCAAACCAGAGAAGATGATCAGCATTTCCTCTGACATGCCCTATCTCGAAAAGCTTAAGACTGAACTCAGCACACCCAAGCGCGACTTTGACAACAACGGACGCGTAAAGGTTGAGAGCAAAAAAGACCTGGCTAAGCGTGAGATAAAGTCGCCAAACCTGTCAGATGCTTTCGTCATGGCTTACGCACCAATTAACCGCTCACTTCTCGTTGGCAAAAACTCAGGCTGGTAACATGTCAAAACGAAACACAAGCGCAGCACAGAAGCCGCGCAAGCTTGCTGTGGGCCAGTCATGGGCATCTGACAGCGAGTATCAAAAGCAAAAGATAGACAAGCACTTTGTTGGCTTGAAACATTCTGCGTATAAGCCACCAAAAGGCGTTGTGCCGGATACGGTAGTAGTGGGTGACAGCGTCGATTACAGCATGCTGAACAGCGTGTTTGTTTCGTCTGATTCTGTATTCATGGGCTATCCATTGCTGGCTACCCTGGCGCAGAAATCAGAGAACCGCGTAGCCTGTGAGCAGTCTGTGAATGAGGTATTCCGCAAAGGCTTCAAAGTTAAGTCCAACGATACCAAGAATGACCGCTCAGATATCATAGGCCAGCTTGAGGATGCATTTGAGAAGTATGCGGTAGAGAAACACCTTAAGCTGCTCGGATTCAACGCCGAGGCGTTTGGCAACTCATTCCTGTTCGTGAAAATGAAGGGTGATGAGAACGAGCGCGATAAAGAGCTGCTGCTTGACCCAACTAAGATTAAGAAAGGCGATCTGGAAGGGTTCCGCGTTATTGAGCCGATGTGGACCTATCCGCAGGCATACAACGCAATCGACCCCATCAGTCCTGAGTTCTTCGTGCCACAGCAATGGTATGTGATGGGGCGCATTGTTAGCGCCAGTCGCATGAAGTCTCTGGTGCTGTATTCGGTGCCGGACATGCTGAAGCCATCCTATAACTTTGGCGGCCTGTCTCTGATTCAGATGATGCTTCCCTATGTAACGAACTGGGAGAGCGTGCGCGACGACATTCCGAGAATCATCACTTCTTTCAGGACATATATCTGGTCTACGGATATGGAAACGTACCTGCAGGACCGCAATGAGTTCGACAAGCGTCTTGATACTCTGGTGTATGGGAAAGACAACCACGGAGTTCTGGCGATTGATAAGAGCCAGGAAACCCTGGAGCAGATGAACACATCGCTTTCAGGGCTTCAGGAACTACAGGCCGAGATGCTGAGGCTTATCTGCGTACCTTCTCGTCTTAGTGTCACAAGCCTTACAGGAAGCCAGCCAAGCGGCATGAACGCCAGTGGCGAGGGTGAGAGGGAATCACAGCACGAGAACATCTCCAACAAGCAGAAGAACAGCTATAAGCCGGTGCTTGACTGGGTGCTGAAAATCCTTTGTCTGAATGAGTTTGGGGAATTCTATGAAGATCTGTACATCGACTTCAATCCTCTGGATGAACTGAGCGACCTGGAAATTGCAGACATCAACAACAAGAAGGCTGACACCTACGTCAAGCTGATAGATGCTGAGGTCGTCACGCCTGAGCAGGTTTGCAAGGTGATCGCAGCCGATGATGATTCTGAGTTCAACGGCATTAAGTATGAGGTCGTGAGCATTTACCCTGAGGACGAGACTGATGAAGATAAAGACCCTTCGTCGGGTTCGATACAACGCGACGATAGCAAATCAATACGCGATGTCGCTTAAAGGCCTCATATCGGAAATGGTCAAGAGTGCTGACTACTGGGCTCGTGCTCAGTACAACGCACATCAGTCAGGCGAGCGAGGAATGAATGATATCGCCGACCGACTGATTGACCTCAGGGAGAGATGGGTTACCACGTTCTCAGATGCGGCTGTAACAATAGCTCCTAAGTTTGTGAATGCAGTAGACAGCACAGCGACAAAATCACTCAAACGCTCAATCGGTGAAAAAGACCTGCCAAAGGTTAAGTTCACAATGACGCCTGAGATGAAGCAGGCTGTTGATGGCATCGTTGCAGAAAACGTCAACCTGATAAAATCCATCCCTGAGAAGTACTTCACACAGGTGCAGACAATCACTCTCCAGTCGATTACGCGAGGACGTGACCTGCAGTACATGACCGAAGAGCTGCAGAAACAATTCGGCGTGACGAGGCGCAGGGCAGAGCGCATTGCCATCGACCAGAACAACAAGGCTACAGCTGAGTTAGCAAAGGTCAGGCAACAATCTTTGGGTATCACCAAAGGTATCTGGATACATTCAGGTGGTGGCAGTCATCCAAGGCCGAAGCATGTAAAGGCAAACGGTCAGGAGTTCGACCTGGATAAAGGATTGCCGGTTGGTGATAACGGCGAATACGTGCTGCCGGGGCAAGAGATAAATTGCGGTTGCAGCTGGAAGCCGGTGCTTCCGTTCTAAAACAACAGGTCGCTTAGGCGGCCTTTTTTATTGCCTGAAGAAAGGTAAATCCATGCCAGTACATCAAAAAGATGGCAAATGGTACTGGGGTAGCAAAGGCCCATTTGTGTCGAAAGAGAAAGCTGAAGAAGTAGAGCGAGCGGCATACGCCAATGGCTACCGAGGCGACTCCTACGACATGGGCTCATCAGTCCGCACGTATGACGATTACGGGCGAATGAATATCACCCAGTGCAACATCAGCAAAGAATGCGTTAGCCCATACAGGGGGTCAAGTTTGCCGGGATGGAGAGATTTAGGTCTTAACCCTGATCGTCTCTATTACATCTACCGCCCTGCAGAAGAGCTTATCCGCGCCGCTGACTCGTTCAATAACGTGCCAGTGACCATTGAGCACCCCAACCAGTTAGACACGCCTGACACTCCGCAGGAGCGCGTAGGCACAACCGGGACAGATACGCGATTCGAAGCTCCTTATCTCGTTGCCAGCATGAAGCTGTGGGACAAGGCTGCAATTGAAGGTGTGGAAAATTCCACACGACGCGAGCTTTCCATCTTCCCTTCATTCTTCGACCTGGATATGACCCCAGGCGAGTTCATGGGTCAGGCGTATGACGGCGTTGCCAGAAACATTTCAGGTAACTCTGTCGCGCTGACCATTAAAGGCCGTGTTGGCGCTGAATGCGCCGTAGGCGATTCACAAGACCAAGAGGAAACTTTGATGGAAGGCTTGACCGACCTGATTAAAACCAAGTTTGCCACAGCATCCGATTCGGACGCTGATGAACTGGCAAAGGGCATCATGGAGCTTATGGCTCAGCATGAGCAAAGTGAAATCAATAAAGACAAGCCGGGCGATAACGACGACCCGGAAAAAGATAAACCAGGTGATAACGATGATCCGGATAAGGACAAAGAAAAGTCTGGTGACAACGATGACCCAGAAAAAGAAAAGGATAAAGAGCCAATGGGTGATAGCGCCATTCGCGACCTGGTAGCCAAAGCCAAAACAGAAGCGCTGGCAGAAGCGCGTCGTGAGTTCTCAGCAACTCGTGAGGCCATGCGCACAGTTGAGCCAGTGTATGGGCATGTATCAGGTGACTCTGCAGATGATATCTACAAAGCAGTGCTCAAGCAGGAGAAGGTAAACATCGACGGCGTTCACCCATCAGCCTACAAAGCTCTGGTTCAGATGGCTATTCATAGCAAGACCAGCAAACAACCAGTAGGTGACTCTGCTGAGAAGCAGGCAAGCGCTGCTGACTTCCAAGAATATCTCTAAGGGAAACCGAAAAATGACCTTTCAGCAAACCGTAACTTTGTACCCAGCTCCGGGTAAAGAAGGCGATCTGGCATCACTCAACCCTACCGCTGTGGCGCTGCCGCCTGAAGGTTCTTATAAGGCTGGCGCAAGTGGTGTCTATCAGGCTCGCTGGGTGTGGGTGGATGGCACTGACCCTACTCTGGTGAATAACACAGGCACAGGCCTTCCATTGGGCTTCGTGATGAATACCGGCAAGGGTGTCATTCCACTGGGTTCAACTGGCTCCATGCTTGTAGAGCCAGGCACTGACCTGGGCGTATTCACTGTCGGCGACTTCTGGGTGCGCACTGCTACCGCAGCAACTGTCGGGCAGAAAATCTTCGCAGTCCTGGCTGATGGCACCACCAAAACTGGCGCTGCCGGTGCAACCATTTCTGGCGCAGTAGAGACTTCTTACTGGGTGGCGTCTGCAGCAGATGCAAACTCAATTATTAAAATGACCAAGCAGGGGGTTCTGTAATGGAGCTTAATCAATCCACTCTGCCGCAGTACCTGAAAGTACTGGCAGACAAGGGCGTAGTCTTCGAGAAAACCCCTTCTTATCTTTCCATGAAAGGTGTAGTAGGTGACTCCGCAGTAGATATGGCTACTGTAGCAAACGGTGGTATTCCGGCTGCTGCAGCTCAGGTCATCGACCCGATGATTATCAAGCAACTTTTCGCACCAACCGTGGCAACCCAGATTTACCCGGAAGTGAAGAAAGGCACATGGGCGGTTCAGGATGTATTGTTCCCACGTACTGAAGAAGCGTACGAAATAGTTGCTTATGACGATCGCTCTCGCGCTGGCTCAACCCACGTCAACGCTAACTGGGAACAGCGTCGCCAGATGCGCTTCCAGGGCATGAACGAATGGGGAGACCTGGAGCAAGAGAAGTACGGCATGGCGCTGATTCCTTACGTTGCCATGAAGCAGGCGGCTGGCGTTGATGCCATTAACCGTTTCTTCAACAAGTCATACATGTACGGCATCTCTGGTGCGCCTAACTTCGGCATCATGAACGACCCGGCATTACCTGCGGCTCTGACCCCAATCACCACCGCTGACGGTAAAGTGAAATGGGCAGACAAAGACGCTGTTGGCATCTTCAACGATGTGAAGAAGATGTTCACCAACCTGGCTGCTAAAAACCAGGGTCTGGTGCAGGAAACTAGCCCAATGAAACTGGTTGTGAGCCCAAGCGATAACGCCTCTTTGGGCGCAATCAACGCGCTGGGTACGGCTTCAGCTATCGACCTGATTAAGAAGACCTATACCAGCCTGACTGTTGTGGTAGTTCCTGAGTTTGGCACTCCTTCAGGTGGCCTGATTCAGCTGATCGCCGAGAGCCTGGGTGGTACTCCTGTCGGTAATACCGTCTACACAGAAAAAATGCGTGCATTCCCGGTATTCGTTGAGCACTCAATGACCAGCCAGAAACTGGCAGCCGGTACTCTCGGCACCGTTATCTACCGCCCATCCGGCGTTGTTCAAATGACAGGGACTCTCTAATGGCTAACGTAGTAGTAAGTAGCAAGCTCATTCACGGCACCGTTTTCGAAGTGAACGGTAAAGAGATCGTGGTAAACGGCCAGAACAGCAGCGAACTCGTTGCTGTTCGCGGTTATGAAGGCTTATGCGGCATGACCCACATGCCTGAAGAACTGTGGCAGGCCATTGAGAGTAAGTACGCTGATATGACCGTTATCAAGGATGGTTTTATCTTCGCTCAGAAAAATGAGGCTAACGCCAAAGCTGCAGCAGAAGACAAGAAGGACCTGAAAACTGGCGGTGAGCAACACGTACTGAAAAAAGGCGAGAAAGAGGAATAACGTATGGGCGTCGTAACTCTGGATGTGGCCGAGTGGAAGTCGAAATATCCGCAATATAACGCGCTTACAGACCAGCAGGTTGAAGACCTGTTTTACGCCGCAACTACCTATCTGGAGAACACGCCGCAATCCGTTATTACTGACGAAGAGAAGAGGAAATACTTCCTCTATCTTCTGACGGCGCACCTTGCTTACTTATTCTACGTTGATGCAAATGGCAATGGCGGTGTGACCGGAATGGTAGGCCGCCTTTCTTCTGCCTCTGAGGGTAGCGTAAGTGTAGGTTCGGCAATGAGCAATGTTCCATTCAATGCCGAGTTCTTTCTTCAGTCGCCATATGGATTCACCTTCTGGCAGGCCACAAAGATTTATCGGATGGGCTTTTACAGGTGTAGATGCAGATGAGCGACAAGATACTCGATGCGCTGAATAACATCGCCAGAAACCTCTCAGATAAGCAATTGAAGGTTGGATTTATAGATGGGGCCACATATCCAGACGGTACGCCTGTGGCAATGGTCGCAGCGACCAACGAATATGGAAATCCTGCCAATAATCAACCTCCAAGACCATTCTTCCGAAATGCCATTGCTGAGCATGAAAGCGAATGGCTGGATGCCATATCAAGAGGCCTCCAGAAAGGCGTACCGCTTGATGATGTTCTTGCGGTGGTTGGTGAAAGGGCTGTGGGTGATGTCGTTCAGTCAATTGCCACGCTAATGGATCCTCCGCTTTCCCCTGCAACTATCGCATCGCGCAAGTCGAAAGGTAATGCCTCAACAAAACCTCTCGTTGACACCAAAGTCATGATTCGTGATGTGCATTATGAGGTAGGCGAAATTGAACCTTCACAAGATAGCCAATAACGCCATTCGCAGAGTAAACCCAAACATCCAGGCGGTACTCAAAAAATACGCAGGTGAAACCATCGGTCCCGGTCGAAAGCCAACTCCCTCTTATCTACCTGACCAGAACGTAACCATTCAGCTTCAGCCCATCAGTCGCGGCGATATGCAGCACGTCGACGGAATGAATATTCAAGGGCTGGCGAAGGTGATTTATGTGAACGGGAACTATTTCAGCGTGCAGCGAGAACTGGAACAGGGCGGGGATATCTTCGTTATCAATGGCGAGCAATGGCTTGTTGTTGAGCCTCTCGAGCTTTGGCCTGACTGGTGCCGCCTCATTGCTGTATTGCAGGTGAGCCCATGAATGACTTCACCGTAGATAATGTAATCGACGTTCTGGCGGATTACATCGAACCCATAGCCGGTATTTGCCAGCAGGCACAGGCTAACAGGGTGCCGATGCAAAAAGGCCAGTTCTGCATCCTGACCCCCTTGCGATTCACGCGGCTATCTACGACGAGAGATATCAAGCAGGACACAGGCTCTCCGTCGACAAGCGCTATGGGGTACACCGAGGTTCGCCAGGCAGATATCCAGGTTGATATCTATGGTCAGGGTGCAGGGGATCGGGCAATCGCCCTAGAAACCACATTCGCCAGTAGCTACGGCTACGACACCATCAAAGCCATCGACGCCAGACTGGCTCCTCTTTACTCATCTCCGGCAATTCAGGCTCCCATGATAGATGCGGAAAGCCAGTGGCAGGAGCGATACACGCTAACTCTTTCTCTGCAGGCGCACATTACCGTGTCGTTCCCGCAGGACTACTTCGACAAAGCAGAAATTACAACTGAACAGGTGGATGACCGCCCATGAGCACAATCCCTTTATCCGTAGATTTTAATATCACGCCAAATGTCGTTACACCTGCCGGTTCTGCGGTTGATGCTAACGGCCTGATGCTGACTGACAATGAACTGGTGCCTGTGGGCTCAGTTGTCTCTTACTTCTCTGCAGCTGATGTGTCAGCTTTGATGGGCAGCACATCAAAAGAATTCCTTGCCGCGCAGCAGTATTTCAACGGCTACGAAAACTCATCCGTTATTCCGGGTGAATTGCTGATGTACCGCGTAATCACCGCTGATGTGGCAGGTTACCTGCTATCAGGCAATCTGAAAGGTGTTGCACTGGCGACGCTTAAGGCAATTCCATCAGGAACTATCACCCTCACCGTAGATGGTGTATCAACTACCAGTTCGTCCATCGACCTTTCCACGGCTACAAGCTTTAGCGACATCGCATCCAAGCTGCAGACTGGTATCGGCGCGAGCAAGGTTGCGGTTGAGTGGCTGCCAATTGCCAATCGATTCATCATTCGCTCAGTGACTACCGGCGCTGATAGCCAGGTGTCTTATGCATCTCCTGGTGCGCTGGCAACAGGCCTGATGCTGACGCAAGCAACCGCTGCGACTGTTTCCCCGGGCTCTGATGCGGTCACGCTGACTGACACGATGAATAACATCATCAACACCAATCAGAACTGGATCCTGTTTAACTCCCTGGTTGAGTTAACCGACGACCAGAAAACTGAGCTGTGTGCGTGGGCAAATGGCAGCAAAAACCGCTTCGGCTATGTGGTGCATGACACTACCGCTGCAGGCACTATCGCCAACAACGCTAACTGCTTCGTGCAGAAGGTTGTCGTGGCTAACGGGTATGAGAACATCTTCCCGGTGTACGGTTCATATCTGTACAGCGTTACAGCGCTGGCATATGCGGCATCTGTAGACTTCGCTCGCACTAACGGGCGCGTATCGTTCAAATTCCGTGGCTTCTCAGGACTTGCTCCTAACGTAAGCGATCTGGCTACGGCGCAAGCCCTGAAGTCAAACGGATACAACTTCTACGGCTCTTACAGCCTTAACAAGACGATGGCGCAGTATGCATCAGGCGGTGCTATCTCAGGCAAATTCGTCTGGCTGGACAGCTTCATTGACCAGGTATGGATTAACGCGAATCTCGTAGGCGCTTATGCAAACCTGTTCACAAATAACCAGTCCTACCCATTCAACCAGAATGGCTATGGCGCGATTCAGGCAGCCACAATCGATGTGGCAAACCAGGCTCTGACCTTTGGTGCAATTCAGAAGGGCGTCGTGCTCGACCAGGCACAGATTCGAATCGTGAATAACACCGTGGGCAAGGATATCTCTGCGACCCTTTACTCTGAAGGCTGGTATCTGTTTATCCCAACTCAGACCGGTGCTGCTCGTCTGGAGCGCGACCTGAAAGGAGCAATCTTCTTTTATGTTGATGGGCAACTTATTCAGAGCATTACTATGTCGTCTACAGCTATTCTGTAAAAAGAGGACGGTTAAGCCGCCCTGCCGTGATTTACATGAAACCCTGAAGATATTTCGGCTATGATTCGTGCTTCACAAGCTTTAATGAAGTCTGAGTACCAGCCCAAGTGTTTGCGCTTACGATTAATGTTTATATATGCCTGCCATAGGTTGTGACGACGACTCCAGCACACCCCTGTGATTCCGGTTTTGCTGTCGCTCCTTACCGGCATATTCATGGCGTTTCCTTCTCTGCTAACCAACCGAAGGTTTTCTATTCTGTTGTTTGTGAAGTTTCCGTCTATATGATCAATAAACATTCCGCTGGGTATTGTCCCTTTATGCATCTCCCAGATAATCCTATGCGTGCGATATGATACTTTGTCAATCATAACTCTTGAGTATCCGTGGTCATTGATACTTTTAACTAGAGTTCCTTCTTTGATACATCCCCGGCTTACTTTCCAATAAAGTTGCCCGGTGGATTGGCAGTATGTGAATAAAGAATTGTAATCAATCATAAAATATCCTCATGCAATGATGGGTATTATCTCATTCTGAATTAACGAATTAAATTCAACAGGAATTTAAAATGCCGATCGACATTACAAGTGCTAATTCCAAGCTGCGCATCGTCGTGCCATCTTACTACCCTGGCGGTTTTGATGTAGATGATTACGCAGCCGACAACATGTTTGAAACCGGTGCGCTTCAGAACAAAGAAGACATGATGTCAGCAGACGGTAAATACCATGCTGGCTTCATCTTCAACCCGACAGAGTTCACCATTAACCTGATGGCTACGTCGAATGCCAGTAGCCTATTGGATGACTGGATTGCGGCAGAGCGAACGGCAATCTCTGCGTTTGCCTGTAACGCCACCCTGACGGTACCAGCCTTAGGGGCGAAGTGGAACTTCGTGAACGGCGTCCTCTACACCTGGACACCAACCCCTCCAGGGCGTCGAGTTCTCCAGCCTCGCCCTGCAGTATTCCACTTTGAAACGGTAACCCGGAGTGCAATCTGATGTCTCGTAAGGAAATTCCTTTCATCGTCGAAGAAGAAGGGCGCGACAAGGGTAAAGAGTTTATCATCACAGAAATGTCGGCATGGGACGCCGACACTCTGGCGCAGGATATCTTCCGCGCGATGGGTGACTCCAATTACAGCCAGATTCCTGCTGATGTAATCGCCATGGGCTGTGCTGGTCTGGCTACTGTCGGTCTGAGCGTTATCTCTGCATCATCTCCTGATGTTGCGCGTCAATTGCGCGATCGCCTGATGTCCACGGTTGATATTGTCATCACCCATGAAGGAACTCGCCAGCAGCGTAAAGTGAATGGCGCACTGGATTTCGAAGAGGTCTCCACTATCCGCACTCTGCTGGACAAAGTCTTCAAGGTTAACTTCGATTTTTTAACGATCGCCGGAGAGTAAAGTACCCATTCATGGAAGAGGAGTCTCTTCCGGCCAAACTGGTCTCGCCTGTAAACGTCTCTTCAGCGATTAACGCCATTATCTGCTCCGGCAAAGCCTCTTATCTGGACCTTCAGGAGAAGCTTTCCGTAGCAGATATGTACAACCTGCTGGAAATCATATCCGTTGAAAACTTCAACCAACGCGTCTGGCATAAGCATCAGGAGCAGCGATGATTATCAATGAGTTGGCCTATAAGGTCACAATTAAGGCCGATGAGTTCCTGAACGGCAAGAAAAAGGTTGAAGAGGGCGTTAAGGAGCTTCAGGGCGCAGTAGATAAAAGCTTCGGCGACATTGATGAAACCTCCAAGCAAACTGGCAAAGTAATCGTCAAGACTGGCGATGACATTCAGCGCTCAACACGGAAAACGGGTAAAGGCCTAAAAGACGCTACGTTTGACGTTAAGAAATTTGGTTCAGCGGCAGCATCGTCCTTCAAAGGTGCTTATGTAGCGGCGGCAGGATTCCTTGGGATAGGCGCTGGGCTGTATGGCATCAAGCAGTTATTCACATCGACATCAAACGAAATCGTCCGGGCAAGCAACCAGGCTAAATTCTTCGGCACAGACGTAAACAAGATGTTCGGACTTCGCCGCGGCTTCCAGCAGGCAGGTCTCAACGGTGACGCCTTCATTGGTGCGTCTGGAAGTGCTCGCATGGCACTGGCTAATATCGCAGACCCAACAGTATTTGGCGGACTGACAGGTGCAGCGCAGAACCTGATGGTGCTTGGCGCTCGTACAGGGCTGAACATCAACAACCTTGGCGACCCGAGCAAAGCTCTTGGCGAATTCTCCCGGTACGGGAAAAATCACTCACAAGAGAACCTGATGCAGGTAATGGCGGCCGCAGGTTTCGATCCGACTGACGCAGCCAAGATTAAATCTGGGGAACTCAAGTCACTGGTTGATTCAGAGACGAAGAAGTCAAACATCACTGCTCAGCAGGTGAAGGAGCAGGAGGCCTTAGTGGTAACGCTGGGTCAGCTTGACTCTGAATTTGACCGCCTGAGACAGGACCTTGCGATTGCATTTGCTCCGGAAGTCATAGATGCATTGAAGGCGTTTGGTAACTGGATTAAAGACCATCATGGTGACATCATCGGCTTCTTCAAAGAGGCCGGAGATTCAATTAAAAAGCTCACGGACTCGGTGGGTGGCGCGACAGCATTGCTTCTACTCCTCTCAGCCGGATTAAGAGCAAACCCATTAGTTATGGGGGCGCTTGCAGCAGCTGCAGCCAGCCATGGTATCGACCAGGCTAGAGATAATGCAAGAAAGCAGGGCAAGGATGTTGGTTCCTATCTTTATGACAAGGTGCATGAGGATAAAAAGCCATTCATGACATGGGATGACGTTAAGTCGTTTTTTGGGTTTGGTGAGCCTGAGCAATATGGACAATCCGCAAGGGGGTCTGGCTCATCTGGAATGGATGATCTGCTTCACGGCATAATGATGACTGAATCTGGCGGAAACCCGCTAGCTTATAACGTGTCCGGTGCTACCGGCGCGTTTCAGTTCATGCCTGGAACTGCAAGAGACCTCGGTTTGCGTGTCGATTCACAGGTGGACGAAAGGTTAGACCCCAGCAAATCCCGCGCAGCAGCGTCTGTTTACATGCGCCAGCTTCTGAAGAGGTACGATGGGAATGTCGACAACGCTCTCCGCGCCTATAACTGGGGGATGGGTAACGTTGATAAGTGGATCGCCAATGGCAGTGACATTTCTCAGCTTCCCAAAGAAACCAGAGAATACACTGGCAAGGTGTACGGCAACATGGGTAACGCCAGAAACTACTACGCCACACAGGGCAGGATTGCAGACAGCAGACCGTATGAGCTAGCGTCAGGGGGCGGACAATCGCAGATTACCAACAGCACCCATATCAACACTGTGAATGTTAACAGCAACCCTCAGTCTGTCGATTCCCTGACTCAGAGCATCAACCAGCAGGCGAAAAGGGCAACAACGAACTCCTCATTTGCTACCTCTGTGAATTGATACGATCGATTTATTTCATGAACAGCATGGTTTTTGCGCAGTAGAATGGGGCATGGAGGTAAGACTATGAGAAGTAATTTGCTTTATCTGTTTATCTACACGCTGACATTTACGATCGTTTCCCAGCCTGTAGACAAGTTAATGACAATAAGTCCAGGCTATGCGCTGCTGTTGCTAGCTCTGTGGGTCGCCGTATCGTCAGGCATTGTTCACATAATTCACTTCTGGCCCACCAAAGTACGCTAATAACCCGCTTCGGCGGGTTTTTTATTGCCTGGAGAAACGATGAGCATCATCGACCTCAATACCGCAGACATATTTAATGCGATCGGCGGTGGTTCTCCATTGTCGATTATCGACAGCGTTCTACACCCTCAGTATGTCATCAGAAATAGCACTACAGGAGCTGTAGCGCTTGAGTTCAGCGGCATGGCATCCATTCAGCCAAGTGGCAGGGCTCAGATAACGAATGCACCTGTTGAAGGTGGTAAATATCAGTCCATCAACAAAGTGAAAGAGCCGTCTGTTGTCAGGTGCGAAATCATTGTAACAGGCCTGACGGGGTTCTCAGGTGGCATCCCAAACATCTTCGACCTGACGTTTACCAGCCAGAGCAGCGTACTTGAAACCATCAAAACGATGCTGTCTACGGCCAATACATACGACATCGAGACACCGAAAGAGACACTTGAGAGCTATGACCTGGTAGACCATTCATACGAGGTTAATTCACAGCGCGGCGTGAGCATGCTGACAATATACCTGTACTTTCAGGAGGTCATGCAGCAGATGGAAGTGGTCCTTTCTGGCGCTCAATCTGAAGCAAAACCGACGAATGACTCAGTTAGTCAGGGCGTGACCGGAATGGGGGCGTCTACAAAAGATGCTGGCTCTACACCATCAACGGTAGACGAACTCGGTAAGTCATGGTCATCGCTGAAAACGTCAGTGTCAGGCATAGCCACAACAGCATCGAACGCTATGTCAACAAGTTTCCAGAGCGCTCTTGATACGGTCTCTAAGCCCATATTAGACGTAGCAAACAGCGCCACTCAGAAAGCCGCTGAGCTTGCCAAAGAAATCAATGAGAACATCACATGAGAACAATTCCACTTGAGCCGCAGAAGTCACAGTCTGTCTCTGTGGATTTGGCAGGTCAGAGATGCGTCATACGACTGATTCAGCGTGAAAGCTTCATATACATGGACCTTACCGTTAATGGGAATCCCATTATGCAGGGCGTTCCGTGCCTGTACGGAAACAAAATGGTCAGGTATTCCTATCTCGGGTTTCAGGGCGATCTGGTTTTCCTCGACAACGTAGGCCAACAGAACCCGTCTTATGACGGTCTGGGTGGCAGGTTCATTCTTTACTACATAGAGGAGAGTGAGCTTGTACAGTAAGCGATCCCTTCGATTTGAGTTCGTGAATGAAACTTCATCATTCGATGATGCCGGAAACAATCAAATCTCAATCAGTGAAGCCAGGGCGACGGTATCACTACAGTCATCTGGAAATCTCTTCGGAACTCAGGTTAACGTAGGAATTTTCGGGCTTGGGCTGGAAATGCTGGCGGCCTTGTCATCTAAAGCAATGGGCTTGTTCGGCACTGATACTGAACGCATCAGCATGAAGATTTTCGTAGAGAACACCGCGATATTTGCGGGTTACATGACATCTTCTATCGCCAACATGAACGCCGTACCGAATACCGCACTGATGATTACGGCAACGGCCAATGCTGACCTGCAGAACAAAACCGCATCACCTTTTTCATTCAACGGCTCAACTCCAGTTACGAGCGTTATCAACGCTATCTGCAAAGCAGCCGGGTACACGCCTTACATCGTTGGCCTGGAAGGGAAAGTAATTTCAAACCCACACTATGAAGGTAGCGTGTTTGACCAGTTACGAGCTGTCTGCGACGACCTGAACATAGCCATGTCTGTCGCGCCACCATCAATATCATTCTGGCCGCAGGAAAGCACAAAGGACGATGTGAAGCCTCTTATCTCTCCTGAGTACGGGTTAATTGGATATCCAGTCTTCTCAAATGGAGGCGTGATGTTCCAGACGCAGTTTTCAACGCTTCTGACAACAGGGCGTGATATAGAGCTGCAGACAACTCTTCCACATGCGAGCGGCGTTTATAAGCTCACCAGCGTAACGCATGAGCTGTCATCGTGGATAGAAGATGGACCATGGCATTCGGTGTGCATCGCAAACAGAAAATTAGAAGAGGCATCCAGTGGCTGACCATTTATTTACGCCCACTAGTGCGCAAACTAGCGATGCGGAAAACCTCTCATACGTATTCAAAAAGCTCCTTTCAGGGGCTTTTTTTATTGAGCTTGTTCAGGTGACCGCAATTCGAGGAGATTCACCAAATCTGGTTGTGGACGTTATTCCGCTGGTCACCAGAACAGACCCATCGGGCGCAACCATCCAGAACTCGGAAATCTTCAATGTGCCGGTGTTCAGGCTTCAGCGTGGGGTGAGTGCGGTAATCATGAACCCTGTTCCAGGTGATATTGGCATGATCGCCATCTGCGACCGTGACAACTCAATAGCCCGGGCAAACCGCAAGCAGTCTGTGCCGGGAAGCAAGAGAATGCACAGCAAATCGGATGCGCTTTATTTGGGCGGCTTTCTTAATCAGGCTCCGACCCAATACGTTGAGTTTGCAGATAACAAAATAAATATCGTCGCTCCAAATGGGGTAAACATCACGACGCCGGATATGTACGTCAGTGGAAACATTAGGGCTGGCGGAGATATCACTGACAATGTCGGCACTCAGTCTGCATCACTCAAAACCCTGCGTGACAAATATGACCAGCATAAACACCCTGTTCCAGGCGTTCAAACTGGCGGTTCCACTGTCACATCAAACACCACGGATAAACCAGCATGACCTACAGAACAATGCAATTAGACGTGTCTACATGGGATCTAACGTTAGATGGCAGCGGCAATATTGCGACAGCTGACGAGTCATATTCAGTTGCTCAGGATGTTGCCAGCGCATGTCTTGTTTTCTCAGGTGAGTGCTATTACGACACCACCCTTGGGATTCCGTGGAAAACCGATGTTCTTGGCAAGCGTCCGACTCCGAGCTTTATCCAGCAAAAGTTGCAATCAGAAGCGCTCAAATTACCGATTATTGACCAGGCGATAGCCAATGTCTTCTTCGATAAAAACACCCGCAGTATGCGCGGAACTATCCGTGTGACCGACATCAATGGAAACACAGCGCAGGCCACACTATGACGACACTAAACACTGCAGTACCCGATGTAACCATTACTGAAAATGGCCTGTCTGTACCTGATGTTGCAGATATTCTTTCTGGTCGCCTGACTGACATGACAACAGCATTAGGCGGCGGAGCAAGCCAGTCTCTTAGCTCGCCGCAGGGTCAGATAGCACAATCAGATACAGAAATTATTGCCCAGGAATACGACAAGCTTCTTTGCCTGTTTAACCAGGTTAACCCTGATTATGCAACCGGGCGATTCCAGGATGGCATCGGGCGAATCTACTTTATGGATCGCATCTCTGCCCAGGGGACAGTCACAACAGGAACTTGTATCGGACAGGCGGGAACGGTAATCCCAGCTGGCAGCACTGCTATCACTACTGACGGATATATCTATCAGGCTATAGATAACATAACAATACCTGTTGGTGGTTCAGCAGATGGCGCATTCGTTAACACAACTACCGGGCCTATTCCTTGCGCAGCTGGCTCATTAAACCAAATCTATCGCGCTGTGCCTGGATGGGATGCGATCACAAACGCAAGCCCTGGTGTGGTTGGTGTTGACGTTGAATCACGCATTGCATTCGAGACGCGCAGACAGCAGTCAGTTGCAAGGAATAGCCGCAACCAGGATGCTTCTGTTTTATCCGCGCTGCTAGCCACTAACGGAGTCCTGGATGCTTATGTATGGTCAAACCGCACAGCAGCAACGGTAAACAAAGGAACAACGAGCTTCCCTGTGTTAGCTCACTCCATCTTCATATCAGTCTATGGTGGAGCGGATGCGGATGTCGCTGAATCTATTTTCAGTACATATAACCCGGGAGCAAACCTCAATGGTAGCACCCATTATACTGTTTATGACAATGTGAACTATTCACCTCCATATCCTTCATACGATATGCAATGGCAAAAAGCTACACCAACTCGAGTTTACTTTAAGGTTCAGATTGATAGCTCACTAAACCCTCCAAGCGATATAACCACTCAGGTTAAAAACATGATCATCTCAGTTTTTAATGGAGAGTATGAGGGCATAGGAAAAGCAAGAATAGGCTCAACTATAAATGCAGGGAAATATTACGCCCCTATCATTTCGATTAGCCCTGATACGGTAGGCGTTCTAATGCTGCAGGTGTCATTGAATGGAACTACATTTACGCCATCCGTAACTATGGGGATTGACCAGGTTCCGACAATCCAGGCGTCGGATATCACTGTTACGTTGGTATAACGGAGTGATTTAAATGTGGCAGGAAACAATCCTAACTCAATACTCCGCCAGCCAAAAGTTACTGGACATCATCGATACGTTTAATCAGGCCATAAGCCTTGACGAATTCACTGATGAGTTTATTAGCAAGGTATGGGATTTAACCACGTGTGAAACTTATGGTCTTGACGTATGGGGTAAAATTGTTGGCATCAGCCGATACATCAACGCCCCGATAGATAGTTCAACATTTGGTTTTTCTGAGGCGGACGATCTAAATCCAGATTACCCAACACCATTTAATGACGCGCCATTTTATGGAGGAGTTCAGGAAACAACAAACGTAAGACTCGGAGATGATGCCTACAGAACGCTGATACTCTGCAAAGCTTTTACCAATATCAGTATTGCAACTATTCCAGAGATAAATCGCTTTCTGAAAATGCTTTTCTATCAGCGCGGAAGGGCTTACTGCATAAGCTATGGAGATATGACAATTGGCTTCACTTTTGAGTTTGAACTTGCTCCTTATGAAAGGTCAATTCTCACAAATTATGATGTCACTCCCGCTCCAAGTGGCGTGCTGGTTAATGTGAGCGAAATTATTACTCCTTACTTTGGATTCGCTTCAGATGCATACCCATTCAATGATGGAATATTCTACAGAGATTAAATATGAACCGTACAGACGCGCCAGCTAAACAGTCAAAACCATTTGGTATAAATGGCCCAAGAGAGCCTATTCTTGCAACCACACCCAGCGGTGATAACACTGCATCATATGATCAGGGATTCCCCCCCATCACAATGATACTGAAATCAGCTGGGGGGTTACCGCCAAAAGGTCAGGACATGAACCAAATCTTGTATGAGCTTTCCGCTCTTTCTAGATGGTTCAGCGCAGGGGCTCAAAACGCTTACGATGCCACTTTCTCGGCAGCCATCGGCGGTTACCCAATGGGTGCAACGATTATTGGAAACGATGGCACAACCAGATACATGAGCACTGTTGATTCCAACACCACTAACCCAAATACTGGCGGTGCAGGCTGGTTTAACTTAACCACCGGATATCTCAAAACCGCTAACAACCTCTCAGAGATTGCAGCCGGTGGTAACACTGCAATAGCGGCTGCCATTTCAAATCTTGGGCTTGTTGGCGGCAATGTTGCTAGTGGCGCAGGTTACACTCAGAACTATTTCAAAATTCCCGTAAGCACTCCAGCCGGACTTGTTAATAAAGTTGTGCAGTATGGAACCGTAGACGCCCCCGCGGGACAAGATAACGTCCTTGGGCTGCCAATTCCATTTCCAAATGCAGTAAGGAGTTGGGGGGCGACAAGCAACTACACTGCTGGGTCAGGAACAATCAACACAGTAGCCATAAATGTTAATAGCACCTCGATTCTTGTAAGGGTTAGCGCTACGGCAACAGTTTTATGGTTCGCCATTGGGGAGTAAGTGATGAAAAACTATTTATTTTCAGGGTTAACATTCTATCCATATAGCGAAAAAGATATCTATGAACAGGCTAGAAAGTGGCCCGAATCTGGTGTTGATGTCGATGAAGAAACGCGGAATATGTTCTTCATTTATCCTGTTGGGAAGACGCTTGGTGAGGATGAGGAAGGGATGCCGGTATGGGTTGACCTTCCACAACCACCAAACTCAGAGTTACGTAAAGCCGCTCTGACGGAATTGAGTAGCACATACCAAGATGATATTGAAAAGCTTAATAGAGCTTGGCTTGCGGCAGCGGTGAATGACGGCGTAAATGAAACTACCAAAAAGGATTTGGTATTAACTCAGATTAACGCCAGAAAAACGCAGTATGCAAGTGACAGGGCGTCCATAATTGCTCAATACCCTTAATTGAGTGGAGAAATACATGTCAGATAATGATGCACCAGTGAATAACGAAAGCGAATCTTCAACAAATTCAACAGAGATCAGATTCTGCCCAATTTGCGGAACGAAAATGTATCAAGGAATGCGCTATGGTTTCCTTTGCTGGATTTGTCCAGAGTGCGACTTTGACGAACCAGCTTAACCAACATACCAGCATAATTTTATTGGAAGGTTAATTTTATGCCCCTCTATTTCTACCAATAATAATTTGTGCTGGCGTCAATTAATTACTTAAAATATTTGTAATATAAAGAGTATGGAAAGGACGCCATAGCTCTGTTGAGTTCATTTTTCCATAAGGCATAGGCTTGTCCATTAAGGTGGGTTGAGTCTGGGAGCGAGTATTCAGGCTTGATCCCATTCTCACCTATGACACCAGCCGGGAGTGGAACTACTACGCAATTTTTGAACTTCGCGCAGGTTAACTTTATCTTATAATCTGCAAGCGGAGCGTCTTTTGCGATGTGAGTTATCTTATCCCTGTTCGGCACGAAGACCTGTGAGACATACAACTTTCGCGCCCTGGGGGCTGCATACTCAATCATCTCGACTATCTCATCGCCCACTTGAGATCCGATTTCACCCATCAATAAATTATTGGTGCCAGCCTCAATGAAAACGGCCCGATACCTACCTAAATCCTCGCTTTTAACCCTGGCTTTAATACCATGAACAGTATCACCGCCAATGCCTGCGTTGACGTGGGCAAAATGCAACCCATTTTGATTAAGCCCCTGGGTTATTGAGTCTCCAAACATGATGATCGTCTTGCTGGCTTCTTCATTATCAATCTGAGAAATCCGCATATGAATCAACTTATTAGTGACACCATAAAAACTACCTTCTGACTCATCACCCTTGAAATCAGTGTACATATCTGCGTGTGCAGAAAAGCTAAGAGCAATGGCTGATGCAATAAATTTATTTAACATGATACCTCCAGTACAGCAATGTTAACCGTTAAGCCATCAATTCAACAACTATCATCCATTACGCCGCCCCTCTCGTTGCTGATGGTGGCACATTTAAATACCATGAACCTTCCATTACTTATCGGAGATAAGCAAATGGGTGCTTGATCACCACCACCGATCGATAATACTGTATGCATATACAGTAGCTATCGGAGGTGCATCATGGGATTCCCGAGTCCAGCACAGGATTTTGTTGAACAACGCATATCACTAGACCAGCGCATCATAAGCAGGCCAGCTGCTACGTACTTCATGCGTGCTGGTGCGACACACTATCGAGAGGGAATACTGAATGGTGCTTTACTTGTCGTGGACGCATCCCTGAGTCCGTGTGACGGTTCATTGCTGGTTTGCAGAATGGAAGGTGAGCTTAGGATTAAGCGGTATCGCAAATCACCCAAGCCTCACCTGGAGGATTTGCAGACAGGAAGGCGTGAAGAGATACCGGTTCACGATGACGGCACGAGCCCGGATGCGATATTTGGAGTGATCACCTACATCATCAACGATGCGCGTTCTGGTGAGTTTGATGATTGTCCGGTGATGTGATGGGGAAAAAGCATAGCTATGCCCTCAAGCATGGCTGTGCGCTCTCTGTGTCACAGATGTGTCATGCATGGATGCCACATAACGAAACGCAGAAGCATGTAACGACACATAATGACACAAACCACGTGCGAGCGCGGAAAAACTAATGACATTACAGTGTGTTAAATAGTACTCTACGTTCTTCTAAGCCGTAGGTCGTAGGTTCGAATCCTACAGGGCGTGCCATTTCATCTCAACGCACGTCTCTATTCATCGACTTCACCCACGCTATGAAGGTTC